CCCCACCACTTCCCGCCCAGGTCTCCGATCGTGGCGCCTACCGTCTCTCCGGCTGGAACAATTGTCTCCGTAGGAAGCTCGATCGCCTCGAAAGCCACGTTGGCAAACACCGGCGCAACAAAATCAAACTGCAGGTTGTCCCCGTTGAACCGGCAGAGCCAAAGAGGACTGACAGCGGCGCCGGCGTCGACGGCCGCAGTGAGCGACGGCGTGATTGTCAGCACGGCTCCCGCGCGACTGGAGATCTGCCGCGCCTGGATTGTGCCATCAGCTGACCGCAGCGCGAGCCCCCACTCATCGGCCAGGTCGTCCGCAGCGGCCAGGGTGACATGAGTCGCGCCGATCGCCGCCGGCGCCGCGAGCGTCGATTCGATATATGCGCCCGGAGCCCACCAGGTCCCGACGTTGCGCACAGCACGCCAGTGCGCCAGCAGCGCAGTGATATCCGCTCCGATCGCGGTCAAGGTAGCCTTCTGGTGCCGCCGGGCTTCCTGCGTCACGTAATCCTCGGTCGGAGCGCGACCGTAGCCGATCTGGGCTTTCGCGAGCTGCAGGTCGATGCCGCCGGAGTTGACCTGCGTCGCCCAATTTGGCTCGACCGGCAGGAGGGGCCGCGCTGCCCCGCCGATCGATGGCCCTGCAAGCGTGCTGCTGCTGGCCGGCTTAATCGCGTAGGCGGCCGATCCCGTCTCAATGATTGTGAACTCGCAGGCCGCCGCGGTGCCGGTCAACGCCACCGGATCTGGCAGCTTGTCGAATTTGCCCCAGACCAGGGGGGCGGTCCGACATTCATCCGAAGGTGCGAAACTGTTCGGTGCCGTAGCCGCGGCCAGGATCTGCCAGGCCGACCAGTCGGGCTCGTAGAATACCCGCAAGCCGCCGGCCCAAGGCGATGCTCCAAGGTCGGACAGAAGACAGTCCGCAGGCCAAAATGGAGCCAGGATCGGCTCGTTGTTGTACGCCCGCAGCGCCGCGTTGAAGACCTGCCGATCGGGATCCTCGAGCGTGAACGCAAAAGTCAGCGCGCAAACGGTCTCGCTCGCCAGGCTGCGCCGGCCCTCACGATTCGAGCGGCCGACGTCGCGATCGGACTTCACCGAGAATTTGGCCGATGGATTCCGCAGCGCCCAGTCGGCTTCTCCCGTGAGGATCCATACCGCGATGCCGTCAACTGTGGTCGGCAGCATCATGGATCAGGCGACCTCGCTCGTTCGCCGGCTGACGGCGTCATAGAGCATCTTCTTGCCCCGCCCCGACGCGAAGAAGTCTTCGACCGAAGTCCGCCGGTCATAGATGCCGAAATGCACTGTGGGGCTTTCTCCTTTTGCCCCGGCAGATTTTTGCCGCGTGCTGGTCGGCCCCGGGTTCAGTGCCGCGTCATGCAGTCCTTGGAGTGTGCCCAGCCCGATGGACTCGACCGCCGGCGCCGAAAATACGAACTCGCGCGGGTGAACGATGCCGCCATCTTCTCCGGTGTACCCGCCGGCCGAGAAGCCCTTCCCGATTCCCTTCACCAGGCCCATGCCAACGCCTATCATCGCAGCCATGGCGGCGACCGCCAGGATCGGCCCGACGTAGGGGATTGATGCCATAGCTGACATCGCCCCTGCCGCGGCCTGGATGACGTTGGCAATCGACTCCATGATGACGGTGGGGATGCGGATCGCAGCCCCGGCCAGGGTGCTGGCGGTCTTGGCCACCTCTCCGGCGATATGCACCGCTGTCCGCAACGCCACCTGCAGGCCGTGGAAGATCGTCTCGCCGAGGTGAATGAGGCGCCGCGCGATAGATGCCATGAGCGTATGGCCGGTCTTGGCGGTCTCGCCTGCACCGTGCACGGCGACCTCGGTCGTGGTTGCCGCCGCCTGCTCGCCGATGCCCAGCGCGTGGAACAGCCGTCGCGCGTTATCCATCACCACGTATTCCATGATCCATTTCGCGGCCATATCGGATGCCGCCTTGACAACGGAATCCCTGATCGCGCCGGCCACGGTCCAGAACGCCTGGCTCCATGTCTTGGTGCGCATGATCAGCCCGTCGATTGCCGAGCTGATCCCGCCCTGCATCGAACTCAGCACCGAGCCAAGGGACTGCGCAATCGAAGCTCCGGTGATCGTCCACTGGGTACGGAGATTGGTCAGCACCGATGTCCAGTTCGCCGAGAAATCGTTTGGATCCGGCCCCAGGGCCCCTTCCTGTTTCGTGATGCCCTTTTGTTCCTTCTCTCCTGAGCCAATCTCCTTGGTCAATACGTCGGCGTGGGGCTGGTTGCCAGCCGCCACGGCCGCGTCGCGCTCGCTCTTCAGCTTTGCGAGGTAGGCGTCCATGAGGGCATTTTGCTGCCGGAGGTTGGCCAGCTTCAGCGCCCATTTCTCGGCATCCGTCTTCGTGTAGTCGCTCTCGATGCCATTCAATTCCTCCTGCTTGGCGGTCATCGCGTCCAGCATCGCCTGCTTCTCCCGCGACAGGGCGATATTGTCCTGCGCCAGCTGAAATGCCTGCTTGTCGTCGGCGATCCTAGCATTGACCGCCGCCGTGATAACCGCCTCGTCCGTCACGCCCTCGTCGCGCAATTGCTTCGTCACCTGCAGGCGTGTCAACGTCTCCTTGAGCGCTTCCTCCTCCGCGGTGTGACCGGCGGTGTGGGCCCCAAGGATCTGCGTCTGAAGGGTGAGCTCGGCAATCTTGGCGGCGTGATCGGCCTGCTTCTTATTCTCCGCGGTCACAGATTTGTTGACGTTCGCGATTTCCGTCTCGACGGCCTCCAACTCAATCGCGAGCTCGAGCGCCTTGGCCTTCGCCTGGGCAGGATCCAAACCGGCGTTTTTGGGGCCGGCGCCGAAAGCACCAGTCCCCTGCTCACTCAGGATCTTGTTCCGTTGCGCGGAGAGAATATCGAGCTTCGCCTGGTCGTCTTTGCCCTTCAGGACGGTCTTGTCGTATTCCTTCTGGAGCGTCTCCAGGTCCAGCAGCTTGAATTTGGCATTGTCCGCCTGCTCCGCAGTCTGCTCCAAAACGGTGCCTTTGATCGGGGTGGCGATCGCCGTCTGTAGGATCTCGATCGATTCGGTCAGTCCTTTAATCTTCGCTTTCGCCGTTGCCCCGGCGTCTGCAAAGTCCCATGGGAATTGAAATCCGTCATAGGCGTGGTCCAGCTCTTCTTGCGCGATCGCGAGATCGGCCGTCGCTTTTTTCAACTTCTCCTGGTTGTCGAGCCGGACCTTCGCCTCATCATCCCGGTTGGTGACGCCCAGTTTTGCGTGGATCGCTTCATCGCCGGGTTTTCTGCCAGCTACATAGGCCGTTTGAGCCGCATCCTGCGCCTGCTGCATGCCTTCCGCGATCGCCATAAGGATGGCGCCGGCGATCGCGCCGACAATCACCAGCGGAAGCGCGGTTGCGAAGAGAGTCGATAGTCCTTCGGATAAAGGGAGAATGAATTTCAGGGCGAAGTCCTGCCCTGCAGCCGACACACCTGGCCCCGCGGCCCAGGTCCAAAGCATGGAATTGAGTTTGGTCGCCAAGCCCGCCGCAAGTCCGCCGGCCAGGGCGAGCGAGCCACCGACGGCGAGCGCGGCACCGAGGGGAGCGAGATTGAGTCCTTTGACGATATCCCCGATTGCGCTCAATGCCGGCAGCACCTTTTCGACCGCCACCATCCACATTTCGGTTAGGCGTGTCTTCATCAGGCTGAGCTTGTCGGTCACCTCCTTGAATGCCGCGGCATCCTCCTGAGTGCGCTGCGCCAACCGGCCGGCGTCCTCCGCGGCGGCGCTGAGGAGGCCCTTCGACGTGAGCAGCATCAGCATTTGGCCGCCCTCGCGGCCAAACAGGTCCATGGCGATCGCCGCCCGTTGCGCGGGATCCTGGATCTTCTGGAAACCCTCAGCCAGCTTCGCCAGCTGCTCGTCGAAATTCAGTCCCTGCAGCGCCTCGGATGAGAGACCCAGGGCAGCGAGCGCCCCCTTGGTCGATTTCCCCATCTCATTTACGCCGCTCATCGCCTTCTGGAGCCGGTTGATCATGACGCCCATCATGTCGGCGCCGATGCCGGCGGTCTCGAAAGCCCGCTGCATGATGACGAGGCTCTGAATGCTCTCGCCGGTCCGCGCAGAAAGGACCGACATCGCCGTCCCCAGATCGAGAGCGCTGCGCATTCCATCGAGCGCTGAATCGATCGTTGCCGCCGTGCCGGCCAGCCTGAGGAATGCTCCGCCGAGCTCGCCGGATTTGTCCACGATGGTCTGCATGGACCCGGTCACCGCCTCGGCGCCGGCGACGGACAGCAGGATCTGGATCATGTCATTCATCGATTGAGCTTCTTAATAGACCGGCGAGCTTGTTGTAGCTGGATGCGTCTCCGTTCACGCCGGTGTTGATGATTGCCAGCAGGCTCAGAAGCCGGGCGCTCTCGGTGCGTTCCCATTCGGTCATGACGGCGTCAAGCCGGCGGGGCGTGAAGTCGATGACCCGTTCCCAGTCTCCGCCGCAGATTCCGAGGCAGCAGGCGCGGGCGACAAGTCGCTCCCAAAGGAGCCAAGCGTCTGCTGGCTGCGCATCACGTTGGCGAACGAGAGAGCGAGCGGAGCGAGCATTGCGGCGGCGACCGGGTCGCTCTTGGCCCTGGCCACCGCCCGGGTGAAATTTAGCTTGATGGCCTGGCTAGCGAGCGCATCGAAGCTGTCGTCTGAGAGCGTGTCGATCCATTCGGGGGGCTTGCCGGCACAGAGCGCCACCAGGGCCGGCGTATCCGATGCTCCGAGCTGCTTGATGAAGACATAGAGCTGACGGATTGATAGCTCTCCGAGATTGATTGTTTCCTTGTGCCCATCGCGGTAGCAAACCTCGATGGGCACGGCGTTGATGAGGATGGTAGACATGGGGGTCAGTTATCGCAGGGGGAGGCGCTTCAGGAGCTGTAGACGGCGTCCTTGGTCCACTGGATGTCGCCGGCCTTGCGGGATTCGATCTTGATCGTGGCATCGGAAAAGTTGCCGCCGCCGTGACCCAGCTTTCCGTCGCGGGTCACGAGGCACGCGAAGTCCGCCTCGCTCTCGAGGGCGACTGTGCCGGTCGGGTCGCTGACGTCAGGCACCCAGAGGGTGCAGGTCGCCGCCACGGCGCCGATCAGAGCGCCGCCGAAGATCGCCGGAAGGCGTTTCACTTCCTGGAGGTCAAAGGTGAATTGCTCGTAACTCTTGGTGCGGACGTCGCGGACCTTGCGCAGCACGCCGTCGCGGCCGGGGCGTTCGAGGCTTTTGATTTCCTGTGTGGGATTGTCCTCGAGCTTGGTGGCTTCGAAGACGAGCGTGGCGCCCCCCGTGATCTTGAGCTGGATGATGCTCAAGCCATTGAAAATGGACAGGGCGGCATTGAAGGGTGAGCTGGGCAGTGACATGGTGGGAATGCGCCGGTGGCGCGGTTTGAGTTTGGGTTACGAGTTCGTGGTGGAAAAAGCCGGGGCCCATGTGAACTCCGTGACGACAATCAGCACCCGGGCGAAGGAGCCGTCGGTGTTCTCGCGCAGGTCATGGCGCTTGAAGCTGAAGAGGCTTGACCTGGCCGCGTCCGGATCGGTCGCCGCGCCCTGGATCAGCGGGACGATCGTGTCCATGATGGCCACGGTCGTGAGCCCGTTCGGGTCGTCGAGCAGGCCGCGGTGGATCACGATTTCAAATTCCTCTTCGGAGAGGGCGCGCCCGCGCAGCTGCGGTGTCTTGGCCTGGCCACTGGAGGGCATGACCACGATCGCCATTGATTGAATCGCCAGGGCGTTTTCAACTTCGCTCGCCAGATTGCCCTTGTCTTCGACCAGCACGGGATAGCCGGCGAGCAATGGCGCGGCGGCGATCAGATCACGCAGACGATTCTGGAGCTTCTGCAGCATGGCTAGAAATTGAATGTCTCGGGCGCGCCGGGCGTTGTGCCGGCGCCGGGGAATTGCCCAAAGGCCCCGCCGGCGACCGGCCGGGGCTGCGTTGCCGCGGGCGTTGTCGGCGGGGAGACAAAGAAGCGGCCGGCTGCGACATCCTTCAGGCGCGCGATCGCATCCTCGTAGTCCCGGCGACGCGCGTCGGTGAGCAGCATCGTGGCGGCGCGGCCGGCGGCCAGGCGCGTGAGCAGGCGCCAGCGGGCGATCGCGAGCGCGGTGGCCTTGAGCTCGGAAGGCAGCGTGCCGTCCTCGCCAACCATTTCACCGGCGCGGGCCGCAATGTAGCCGCGGACCTCGGCCGTCGTATCGGCGAGCGCGGCCGCCACCGGATCGGCGGAGCCGGTAGCCAGGGCATAACCGGACAAGGCGGCGCTCTCCTGGGCAAGGAGCGTGGCCGAAAGATCTGCGGAAGTGAGAGTAATCCAGGACATGGGTCAAAGGGCAGGTTGCGTGGAGATGACCTTGTGCGTGCGCTCGCCGGCGCGGCTCGTGCGCCACCAGTAGAAATACATGAACTCCGAGATGTGCTCTTCGGACTTGAGGAGCGGTCGGAGTTGCTCCGCCCATGCGGTATCCTCGGTGAAATCGATCGCGGGAAAACGCACCTTCAGCGCGAGCTCGCGGCGGATCGGCGTCACGTGGTACGGAAATCGCCGGTAGGTTTTGACGCCGTCGACGTAGATGAAGTCGCGGTTCGTCGCATTGCTGAGCGAGTATCTGCAGTTGGCCTCAAAGACTCCGTCGCAATATCGCTTCGAGAGGTACGTGATCGCGTCGACCGACGGATTGCGGAGGATCGCCCCGAGCATTTTGGCGATGTAGTTGGGCGCGACCAGGTCGTCATCGTCGATAAACACCACGAAAGCCCCGCGCGCCTGGTCGAGCAGCCGGTTGCGCTTCGCTCCGACGCTCTCCTGCCCGTCGTCAGCTGCCAGGAGGAACTCGACGCGTTCGGTCCATTGCGGAGCCAGGCAGGCCAGCAGCCGATCGAGATAGTTGGTCCGACTGAAGATTGAGCACACGCATACCGAAAGCAGCGTGCCTGTCCTGGCCCATTTCTCTTCGAAGCGCTTGCGGTTCGCGGCGAGAATGTCGCGGTAATTCGGGCGGCGTTCAAAAGTGGTCAGCTCGGTCTTGTGATCCACCGCGCAGCCTCCGCAGATCCCCAGCGGCAGGCCCGCGAGGGCGGCGCGGCGGCAATAGTCATTGTCCTCCCAAGTGCCTCCTTCGAAGCGTTCATCCAGGAGGCCGATCGCATCGATCGTCGAGCGAGGGATGTACACACAGACGAAGACGAGGAAGCCCGGCTCGGTCACGTTGTTGGGCTGGGCGGCCTGCTGGCGCGGATTGCAGCAACGGCCGCGGATCGTGGCGCTGACGATGCCATAGGTGGCGCTCGCCGCCTGCAGGCGCTCGAAAGCTCTGGTCGTCGCGAGCATCGCATCGTCGTTGAGCAGGATCACATCCTCCTTGCCGGCGGCGACGATCCCCAGGTTGGCGTTGCGCGCATAGCAGAATGGCTGCGCGCCCTCGATCCACCGGACATTCGAGACCGTGGCGCGATCAGCTTGGGGAATCCCGTCGGCCACGATGATGATGGCCACGCCTGGCTGATGGCGGCGCACCGCGGCGACGCAGGCGGCGACATTGGCGATCTTCGCCGAGGGGATGATGACGGTGTAGGGATTCACTGGAGTGCCACAGAATCTTCAAAGAGCCCCGCCGCGGCGGCGGGTGCTCGAGAAAACTCCGCGTGCTTGCTCAGGAGCCCTGGCTCGCGGTGACACTGGAGACCAGGCGCTGCAGGCTGGGCGCCTGTCCCACGGCCTGGCCGCGCATGTAGGCAGCGCGCCAGTTGGCGGTGCCCGCCGAGTGGTTCAGGAACTTCACGAGCATCATCGAGAAGCCCGTGTCCGGGTTGGTGATCTGCTCGATGATCGCAGTCGCGGGCACGTCGCCCATCGCCTGCGTGTAATCGTTGGGCAGCCGGGCCGCCACCGCAAGGCAGTCGGGCGTGCCGCAGAAGCCGATCAGGTTTTCACCCGTCGGGATGTTGCCGATTTGGTAGGGCTGGAACCCAGCCACCGGAGGCAGCACGTTCTGCGTCAGGAGGTCCTTGAACTCGGCCTGGAAGGCGGCCAATTGGACGATCGAGGCGTCCTTGCCCAGGGCATGGAACGCCGCGCCATTGAGCATCGCGAACCGGGCGGCCGGAGGCACGCCGCGGGCGAGGAAGGCCTCGTCGACCGTCTGCAGCGTGTCGCGCGAGAAGCTTGAGGCGGCAATCGCCGTCTCATGCGGGAAGTGCGCCACCGTCACCAGGGCGAGGATCGCATCCCAGAAATCCTTCGCGATCGCGTAGAAGGCTCCTTCGACCTGTTCGCCGAACAGGTCGCGCTTGGTTTCGGCGAGTTCGTTCGCGTTGAAACTGATCGGCACGAACTGGTGGGCATTGATGACGATCGGGACATCGACCGTGGTCGAGCTCGCGCCCGCGGCCAGCTCGTAGCCGCCGGCGGCCGGGTCGTAGCTCTGGACGGTGGGCACCGTCCGCAGGCGGGTCATCACCGTCTGACCGAACGAAATCGGGTTGTCCGAAAAGTCGGTCGTGATGGCGAAGAGCGCCGGGAAGCGCAGCTTCAAGAGCGTGAGCGTGCGCTGCAGGATCAGGTTTCCGGCGAGGGAACCGAGGGAGTTGGCCGCGAGCAGCGGCAGGAGCTGGAAATTCGGATCGGCAAGGAGCTTCCGGATGTCCTTCGCGTAGATGGCCGCGCATTCCTGGGCGTGGGCCTTGGTCGCACCGCACTTGGCCTTGTAGGCCTTGAGGATCTCGACCGCGCCGTCGTGGACCTCGATCATTCCGCCAGGCTGCGTGACGCGGTTCAGCAGGGTCGCGCCGGGCAGCGCGGCCAGCAGTTGCGCATGGTTGGGATCGGACTCAATGAGTCCGCGCCATTTTGCCTGGATTGCCTCGTCCTTGGGAGGCAGAGCTCCGCGGGCGACCGCCGCGTCGACGATCGACTTGGCGTCATCCTTGCGGCGCTGGGCATCCTTGGCCTTGAGGGTTTCGAGCTCGGCCTCCTTGGCCTTGAGGCTCTGGAGTTCGGCGAGCTGAGCCTTGAGCGCGACGCCTTCGGCGCCGGCGCCCGGCAGTTTGTCGACATGCTTCGTCGCGAGGGCGACGAGCTGTTCTTCGGTCGCGTCGGCGGGTGCGGACACCGCCAGCGCGGCCAGGATCTTGATGAGCAGTTCTTTCATGACTGGATTCTGGTTGATGTTCCGGGGACCGCCGGATGCGGGATTGGTGATTTCGGCGCCGGCCAATCGGGCGGCGATTAGCGCCGGCATTGCGGCGCCGAAAGCGGGAGCGTTCACAAGACCGCCGGCGGCATGGCCGGCGATCAGCCGGGTTACGCGCTTGGTCTCCGGGTGAATCATGAACGCGGGAGAAAATGAATAATAGACCTTGCCGCGCAGGAGCTCCTGGCCGAGCGAGGTCCATTCGACCCTGGCCATGATGCCTTGGGCCGGATCCCAGCGGAAGCCGGTCACCCAGGCGGTCGCCTCTTCGTCCTTGTGATCCTTGTCGAAATAGACGCGCCGACCCGCGGCGAGGATGGCGGCGAAGCTCGCCGCGATCAGCCTGGCGCCGGCTTCGTCGCAGAGGACTGTGCCCTCCCAAGGCTTACCGTCGCCCGCGAAACAGGTGATCTCGTGCATGCCCGCAGGCATCCAGACGATTTCCTTCGGAAGGTCCCCGACGGTATCCGCGGGAAGCGCGAGCGGCCGAGCGGCCGCCAGGGCAAGCAGATCCGGGGAGGAGGCAAATAGGGCGATGAGTTTCCTGCTCATTTTGAGTGGGGGGCTTTGGCGTTGGGGAGTTTGGCGTAGCTGTGCGCGGCGCCGGTGATCGCGGCCTCGGCCAGGGCGGCCTCGAGGACGTTGGCCAGTTCGGAGGCCCCGATCATCTTCGGAGCCAGGGCATCGAGATGCGCGATGAATGCCTCCAGTTCGCCGACAACGTCCAAGTTGCCGGCCTCGATCGCGGAGAGGAGCGGCTGTGCGGCCTTGCGCAAGGGCGCCATGTCATTGGCGTGGGCTCGGGCGAGCGCCTTCCGGGTGGCTTCCGGCATCTGGTAGTCGCCAGGGACAGCAGCCGGTCCGGCGGATGGGGCCGCATTGCGGGCATTCAACGCTTCGCTACGAGGTATCGCGGAACGCGGCGAATCAACGATAAGGCCATTCGGGGCCTTGGTGGCTATCTTATCACCCCCCGAATCGTCCTGGGCCTTTTCCGGGGCTGCGCCGGGATCGGCACCCGGGGAGCCTGCGCCCCCCGGGGCTGACCCCGACAATCCTGATGACCCGCCAGTCGGCGGGAATCCTGAAGGTGAAGGCTGGCCGCCGATCGTTTCGTCGCCATCCTCGGGCTTGGAAAGGCCGTGGCGTTCGTAAAACTCCGAGGCGACGAAGCGAACGCCCGGAATCGTGGAGAGGACCTGGTCGCGGGTGGCGACCTGGACCGGATCCGGATCGCCGGCAAGATCGGGGACAACGGTCGGCTGCTCCGACACATCGCCCCAGTTCCATTGCAGGAGCGCCGGGACCAGCTGATAATTGAGAAGGTTGGCGCACCACTGCGCGGCGGAGTGGAGCACCTCGCGGCGCACCTCGCCCTGGAGCTGCGCCATGCCACCGCCGCCAAGGGCGTTACCCGAATGCGCCTGGCCGCTGGATTCCTGCCCGAGGATCAGCAGATCGCAGGCCTTGTCCGCCAAGTTTTGGATCAGGATCTGGGGATTGTCCTGGGAGCGGGTGACGGCGTCCTTGAAATCGAGCGTCGTGCCGGCGGGGAACGCCGCATAGCCGGCCGTTGCCATTTGCTGCAGCATCTGCGTCAGCGTGCTGAGCAGCTCGGGACGGGTCGGATCATAGGTCGCCCACCGGAATGGAACGCCAAAGATCTGCGCGGTGGCGAGCAGCCATTCCCAGCCGAAGGTGATGCCGACCCAGTAGGGGGCCAGGGCGCGCAACAACGCGGTGGCGCCCGGCGCTCCGGAGCGGGCCTGCCAGATGCCGCACCAGAACTGTCCGGAGGGAAACGGCTCCCAGGAGGTAGTGGTGGGAGTCGGCGTCCAGACCGCGGATCCGGAGCCCAGCAGTCCAAGCTCCGTGCCGTCCGGACTCCAGCCGTAGCGGCGGGGCGAGAGCATGTGGGCGCAGCGCGGCAGAATGCCGTCCGGATTCTTCGACCAGCCGACCTCAAGCACGGCGATGCCCTTGCCGTAGGCGTCCAGGACATGGAAGAGCGCGTCTTCGAAGCCAAGTTCGAGCGTGCCCGGCCTCGGCCGCCAATTCTTCAGCGCCGCTTCCACCAGGTCGGCTTTCTCCTTGGCGCTCTCGGTCGGCTTCCCCCCCCCCGTGACGTAGGGCTGGATCGTGAACTTGCCGCGCGAAGCATTGCTGCGCACCTCGGCCAGATTCTTCAAGAGCCGCGGCCAGGTGTCTTCCATCAAGCTGAAGAGCTCGTATTGATCGGTCAGCGAGCCCTGGGCGGCATTCTGCAGCACCCAGCGGATCTGCGAGGGATCGAGGCGGCGGTTCGCCCAGAACATCGGGGCAAAGTCCGAAATCTTCGGCTGGACCAGGTCCGCGCGTGGAGCGACCAAGGCCGGCTTCGTGGTAATCACCGGCGGCACTTCACCCGGCTTCGCGGCCGTGATCATCAGGTCGGGAGACGGCGCAGGCGCTGCAGGCGGCGACCGTCGAATGATGGACAGGGGGAATTTCATCGGGGTCAGGCGAATCGGGTGATGAGGGGGCGCTCGATGAGGGGCATGCCCGGGCGCGCAGTGCCCATGCGGACCATCTGCAGCGTCTCCGCCGTAAATGCGCCGACCAGCGGCGCCATCCAGCCGTGGAGCGCGAGCTTGGTGGAATCGAAGGTGTCGCCGTGGTTTCCGCTGCCGTCGACGTCGGCGTCGAAGCCGCCCTTGACCCGGCGCACGAGCCGGAAGTCCTCGCGGACCCAGCGGTCGCCCGGCAGAACGAGCTGGCCTTCTTCAAGCGCGTTGACGACCAGGTTGCCCAAATAGGTCTTCACCAGGATCTCGGCGCCCTGGTAAGTGATGCGCTCGCTCGCGATGATCAGATCGATCGCGCAGAGCCTGCCCAGCTCCCGCCGCATATCGGTCGCAAAATACCGTTCGTTGGTGGCGTCGATCGCGAGCCGCCTGCAGCGCACGCCCGTGAGGACCTCGCGCAGGATTGCCCGGGCTTTCGCCGGATCGGCCGTCTTCCATCGGAAGAGCAGTCGCACCGGATAGTCGCGGCCGATGTGCGGCACGATCGCGATCGATGAGGGATTGCTCGTGCCTTTCTCAGTCGTGGCTACGTCGTAGCCGACCGTCACGGGCTCATCGCCCAGGCCAAGCAGCTCGCGCCAGTTGCCGGGCAGTTCGTTCTCGAAGGCCATGCATCGCGTCGCCTCCAGGCGCGTCTGCGCGAAATGGATGACGGAAAGCGAACAGGCGGCCGTGCCGGTCGCCGCCAGGCGAAGGCCGTAGTTGCGGTCCCATGCCTCCTTGTCGAGCGCCAGGGCGCGGTGCTGGTCAATCGAGATCTCCTGCCGCGTCTCCGGATGATAGAGCTTGGCGCCGGCGAGCGCGGCATCGCTGGCGTCGACGCGGTGCACCATGATCCCCCCGTCGCCCCGGTACCAGTGCCCGGCCGCGTTTGGGGCGAGGTCACCCAGATCCGCCGGCGGAACAAGCAGCTCGTGCGAATAGTGCCCGCTGTCCGGCGGCGGCGTGGTGGACATGATCAGCCGGAAGGTGGGATCGCTCGATGTGATCGGCTCAACAGCATCCCAGAGGGCGCGGAAATCGGGGATGAACCCGATCTCATCCAGGAAGACGGTGCCGGTGAATCCGCGGGCGGTCGCCGGATTCGGGGCGATGACCTTGAGGCGGGAAACCTTGCCGCCGGGGTGCGTGAACTTCACCTCGAGCTTGCCGGATAGGAATGCCTCAGAGAGCGCATCGAACCCGTCGGCCGCGGCCGTGTTCGTCTCCAGTTTTTTGAAGCGCTTGCGCAGCCGCTCCAGCACGTCCCAGAAAACCCCGGCCGCGCGCAGCGCCACTTCGCCGCCGACGTTGAGCGACGCCGATGCCAGGATGACCGTCTCGCCAGGCTTCTTGAGCATGGTCTCCAATGCCCAGGTCGAGAGTACCTCGGTCTTTCCGCTCTGGCGGCGCCAGAGAAGAATGAAGATGCCCAGTTCCTCGCGGAGCCGGTCCGCCTCGAGCTGGTAGGCTCTCCAGCGGCGTGCGCTCATGCGGCATCCTCCCCGCGCTTGAGGCGGTTGATCTCATCCAATGCGAGATCGATTTCCTTCTGCAGGCCGGCGCCACTTTCTCCACCGCGGGCGCGTTCAAGCAGGAGCCGGTTGCGATCGAGAGCCAGATTGCGGCGCGTGACCCGCACGTCCATCGCGAGCTTTTGCCGGTCGAGATCGATCTTCTGCTGAATGAGTGCGTTCTTCTCGAAATTCGCGACGTCGGAGGGAGTGAGATCCTCAAGCATCGCGAGGAACTTGGCCTGGCCGAGCGCCGTGCGAGCCTGCGCATCGTAGTCGGCCGGGCAGTTGGCCTGGGCAACGAGCGCCGCCTCTTTCGCGGCTAGAAAGCGACGCTCGACCTTCGCGCCCTGGAACCAGGCGGAGATGGCTTGCGTGCTCGGCTTGCGGCCGCCCCACTCCGCCCTGGTCCATTCGCAGACCTTGGCGGCGGCCTCTGGGAGGCCGAGCCCGCCGGCGAGAGCAATAAACAGCTCATCCCGTTGAGCGGGCGTGAGGCGGGCGGCAAAACTGTCGGAGCGTAGCTTCACCGGTAGCGATGGTTAGCCTCGGTGCGGCCTTCGGGCGTAAGCCCCCAGAGGGGATCGCCATCATCATTGCGGCAAGAGACGACGAACCGGCGGGCGGCCAGCCGCTGCAATGCCTCCGTGAGTTCGCCGTTGCCGATCGGCCGGCTGCCGAGCGCCTCGGAAAGCTGGGTCCGCAAGACCGGCTCGGTCATCGGGAAAGGATCGGTGGTGAAGAGCGCTTCGAGAACGTGGGCTGAAGAAATCATGTGGGGCAGGGTTGGCCCTTGCTGCAGGGAAGGCGTTTGATCTCGCCGCGCATTTCACTGACGGCGCCGAGCAGGAGGTTGATCCGTTCATGCGTTTTGCTCGCGCGCTCCTCATTCTTGTTGTCGAGCTCCGCCATCGCTTTGATCAACATCTGGAGGCGTTCGCCATCCCGCTGTTCGAGGTGTTCGACGCGGCATTCGATGTTCTTCAGCTCTTCATGCGTGGCCATGCGAACGGCCAGCCGCGTTTCGAATGGCTGCTGTATGTCGACCTTCTGAGCTTCCGCGTTTTCGTCGATCTGTGCCTTCAGCTCCTTGGCGAGATCGGCGCGGAACTGCCGCAGGATCGCAAATCCTCCGGCGATCGCGATCAGCGCCAGCACACTGAAGCCGATGAGTAACGCCGCTGAGCTGGAAAAAGCGCCTTCGGGGATCATTTTCGGGGGGGTCAGAGGACGTTGGCCTGGCGTAGTGCGGCATCGGCCCGGGCCGCTGTGCCGTCGGCCTCTGTCAGCCATTCCGCCTTGATTTGCTGCGCCTCGGCTGCGATCTGCGGCGCCTTGGCGGCGATCAGTTGACCAATATGGTGCACCCCGGCACATGCATCCCGGGCGAGCGCCTCGGCTTCTGATTTGGCCTTTGCGGCCAACGGAGCCAGGATCGCGTGCCCAGCCGAGGCCAGCGGCTTCAATGCCGGGAATGCGAGCGCCAAGAGCGGCAACAGGTAGGCAATTACCACGTAGGCAATTCCGATATAGAGCACCCAGCGGATAATCCCATCAGCCGCTTCGCCGAGCGTGCTGTTCGCGGCCAATGTCGTTTTGAGCCGTCCCTCAAGATCAGCCTTCGCCGTCCGCGCAGCCTCGGCCTCCTGCTGCGCAGTTTCCAGGCGTTGCTGTGCGTCTCGGAGCGCCTGGTCGGATGATTGCAGCGCCGTCTCGGCCGCGGCCCGGCGGCTCTCGGAGGCGCTGGTCGCGTCGCGGATCAACTGCGTAACCCAGTCTTGTTCATCGGCCGTCAGCGGTCCCACGCCGGCGGCAAGAGCCGCACCCGCCTTGTCATTAAGCCGACCGGCGAGGGCGATTGCGGGATCGGCCTTCGAGGAAGGGGAAGCGGCGTCGATCGCCTGCCCGGTGGCGGCGGCCAGTTTCTGCCCCTCCTTGATCTGCGCGGTCTGGGCGGTTTGCTCCGCCTTCTGCGCAACATCGATCTTCGCCTGCTGCTGGTCCACCTCCTGGACCTGGGCGGTGATCTTCGCCGGGCTTGGGCCGGCGTTGAAAAAGTGGAAGTGCGATGCTTTCCATGCGACGGTTCCGATGGCGAGCGCGCCGGCGATTACGAGGACGAGGGCGATTTGAATGGCACCGCGGCAGTGATGGGCAATGGGGTGATGTCCTACCATGCCCCAAGTTTTCGCGATCCGATCGCGGAAACTCTAGCGATCAAATGTCCAGCGGTGTCCAGTCATGTACAGAGATCGCCGGTGGTGTCCGATTTTCGCGCCTTTTCGCCGAAGGGTTGAAAGCCGGGATGCAATACCCACCAGGTCCAAGCGTTGGATGGCAGAATGTAACGGCCCCGGATTGACTGAGGACATTGCTGGATGATCGCCCGGGCGTAGCGATAGCTGATCCCAATGCCCTGCGCGGCGAAGAAGTCGACAAGCTCCTTCGCCATGACGAGCTGCTCAGGAGGCGCCTGGAGATTGGTAGGCATGGCTACTTGCCTTGCTGCAGAATCCTCCCGAACTCCTCATTGGCTTTCGCTTCCAGCGCGGCCCGCAGCTGCTCGGTGGGCGGCAGCGCACGCGGGTCCGGCGGTTGCGTCACCGACGGCACCAGGCGCCAGTAGACTCGCAGGGCCGTGCCGTCCTTCGCCGCCAGGTACATTTTTCCGCCGGCCATCTTCTTGAAAAACAATCCGGGGATCGTGCCGGCGCGCGGCAACACGCCATAGGCCTCGGCGCGTAAGGGGATCGCGAGCAACCGGCGGCCGGGCCCCGGCCGGATCGTGCCGCCGTTCACCTTGAAGCGGAATGGGGCGGAGTCGATTCCCACGACTGCACGGTCCGCCGTCGCCTCGCGCAGCGCGGTCTTGCCGCGCACCTCGCGATTCCAGAAATGCTGCGGCGGAAATCCCTGCTTGTTGCCCTCGCCCTCGCGCTTGGTGAAATGCGCCTTGAGCTGTTTCTCCAGCTCCTTGCCCAGGCGCTGCATCATCGCCTGGCGCTTCGCCGGCGAGAGCGCCTGCAGGATCGCTTTGATCCTCGGCGTGGCAAGGTCAACGACTTTGATGTCGGGCGAGAGCATCAGTAGATCCGCGGATTCTTCCAGTCTTCCCAATGGATCGATCCGTTTGCCCGGGCGCCCTTGACCTCAATGACCGTGCCGCCGACCCTGCGGATGTCCCACAGCGCCGATGGCAGATCATCCCGATCGTCCTTGGCCTCAGCTCCGAGCGACTCCGGATAGCCGGTGATCCAAAATCCGTCTGCTCTAAGCAGATGGGTTGAATGCTCCATTACTGTCTCAGGCAGGCCGCCGTCATATTCGTAGCGAGCGCCGCCGAGTTCGAAGATCACATATGCGTTTCCGTGGGTCATGGCCGTAGGACTGAGAGGATGAATTTGAAGTAGTCGGGATCCTTCTTGGCGAATCCGACCGGGTCTTCATAGAGCCGCTGCAGGCCCATCGTCAAAACCTCGGTGGCATGGGCCTCATCGAGTGAGTCGGCATACACCCGGCCGGAATAGGGGACGCCGCCGAGCTCGGCCCACTTGTCCTCATAGGCAAAATCCTTGTCGCGATACCGATCGGTCCCGGTCAGCTTGTTGAGAGATTGGGGCACCTCGCCCGCTTTGATGCGGCTCCGGATGAAATTCTTGCTCGCCTGCAGGATCTCCGGATCGGAGCATTCGATGTGATGAGCCAGCTCGTGAACCGTGCAGGGAATGGCCCCCTGGCGCACATACGCGATCGCGAGGTCCGGATCATATTTACCCTGGCCCACGATCAACTTCACTTTGCACGAGGCATCAGGCGCGACGTCCTTCTGCAGCACCGAGCTGATGAAAGCCTGAGCCTTGGTCACCTGCGGCATTGCTGCTGTCGTAGGATTGAGCCGGAGCGATCCCCGCTCTGATGCCGGCAGCGCAACGATCGCGTGCGCTTGCTCTGTCGAGTCGGCCTTCGCCACGCTCTCGGCGAGGCGGTCGACGTCGGGCAAGGTGACCGCCTCCGGCGTCGGCGTCGCTGCATCGGCTGCCGTCGGGAGATCTGCGGCCTGGGATTTCCATTCCACGGTGTCGCCGTCGATCGATATCTGGTCTCCGAAGGCGTCTTTAAGCCATCCGCGGGCATCGTCCGACAGACCCTTGACGCTGGCCTGCAGCCCATCATTCCAATCCTGAGCCTGGTCCGCGGCGGCATCGCTGAGCTGCTGCAGGCGCTCCGCGGGGTTCTGGTTCTTGTCCAGCAAGTCGAGAGCCTCAGCCTCGGAACGGTCGACGTCCTCAAGGCCCATGCCGGAATTGTAGTCGAAGGGCGGCCAGGGGCGGCCAAAGCGCGAAAGTGCAATCCAGATCGGGCTCGTCTTGAGCGCGACCAGGTCCGTCTTGCTCGCGCCTTCCCAACCCACCTGGGCGCCAGCCTCACCCCAGCGCTCATACCAATCGCGCGGGATGCGGCGCGATTCGACGCGGATCAATCGGTATGCCGGGTATGCATCGAGCAGGTTCGGATCCATGTCCGCTTTGCGCGATGCGTACCCGTGCGCGTCCTGCATCTGGAAATTCCAGATGAGTTCTAGGCGCCGCACGGAGGTGATATCCGTGAGGCTGCCGGAGTCGCCGGGCGCCGCGCCCAGGAGATTGCGCATGTCGGCGACAAATCGGGAGTGATCCATCCCCGTGCCGCCCGGGCGCGACTGGTCGAGGCCCTGGACAGCCTTATCGCGCATCGCGGAGACGATCCGCGCATCCGTGAGACCCGCCGTCCAGAACGCCCGCTCCTTCAGCGCCAGCGGCATGCTCTCCCAATCATCCGAGCGCATCGCCGATCCGATCGGAGTCTTGCTGCCAAACCGGTCGACGGCTTCGGTCCACGGGCTCGTGGTCAGGTCTATGGCGTCGTCACTCATGCTTCTCGATCCTCCGGGCGGACAAATTCCAATTGCAGCTCACGGAAGAAATCTTCCTCGGTCGGCGTATCGAGGAACCTGCGGCTGAGGAGCCGCTGCAGTCCCGCATGTGGATTCCAATGCAGTCCGACCTCGCGCGCTCGCCGGGCGATCATCACGTTGAACTGCGCCGAACCTGTGCGGCAGACGAGCAGCGTCGCCCAGTTGGCCGGCGTCACATTGCCGAACAGATCTGCACTCGCCGCATGCGCGATCCACAGATCGAGCTGGATTCCCCCCTGCAATTCGAAGAGTCGGTATTGCTCGCCTGTCTTCGTGCAGCGGGTCCGGCGTTCGCAGCGTGCGATCAGGTCGTGCAGGCCGGCCTCGCCTTTGGGTAGGCAGACGACGTCGATGTCGCCGACCTCCGGACGCTGCCGGCGGATCGAGCCGGCGATTTCGCAGTGCTCGCAGAACGGCGAGAGATCGTCGCGGATCCGGCTGGCCAGGCGTTGTGCAGTGGCGAGCTTCATGGCGTGTCAGGCAAGTCGAACCCCCGCGCAGCAAGCTCTCCGCGGATGGCGTCACATGCTGAACGAAGGGCGATCTGGGGATTTCGGTTGCGTTCTCCTGACCTGAATATGCGCGCGCCTGGGATTCGGAAGATGAAACAATGGGTCTTGGAATAATCGTCCGGCGGCAGATGCTTCCCTATGAAGTTAGCGGCCTGCGCGAGAGAAAGGATCTCCCGGCAGTAGGCTTCGTTCGTCTGGGTGAGAGTGGACATCATCGGAATGCCAGTTCGGCCTGGTGGGGCGTCGCGGCCTCGCATTGGGCATCGAACCAGGTCACGAGCTCGGGATATTCGCGGGCGCGATAAACGCCCGCGGCCCACGCCGGCTGCTCATCGGCCAGGCAGATAAAGCCGAGCTGGAAGAGTTCAGTCGTGCGCGGCCGCAGCGATAGGATCGAGAGGCCGCTGGAAGCGGCAAGTTGCTGCGTCGTGCAGGGGCCATACTTCTTCCAGGCTGCGAAGACGGCCGCGCGCTGACCTTGCAGGCGCTCCTGCAGGTCGGCGAAGGTGGCGAGGCGGAAATCGAGCGGGCGCATGGCTCAGGTTTTGGCGTAGACTTTCCGCGACCATTCTCTGCAGGCCGGGGCGTTGTGCTTGATATCGGTCTCGACCTCATAGGTCCATCGGGCCGCGATCAGCTGGCATTTATGAGACCGGATGCCAGCATGCTGAACGCGAATGCAGTGCTGACATTTGAAGCAATGCTGGCCTTTGGGTCCAGTACCAGGGCGCGAAGCATAGCCGTTCCTCCGCAGCCGGCCGTCCTTGCGGTAGGCAGCCGGCGGCGGAATCGTGATGCCGAATAGATCGGTTTCCCTGATCATGTCTGCGCCGCCGGCGCATAGGCGTCGGCCTCCTTTTCGAACGTCCATGCCACGGCTTCCCGTGCCGTCTTCACCGTCGGCGGCACGCGCAGGAAATAATCCTTGAACGTGCCATCGGGTTCAGGAGTCGAGTTTACGACTTTCACCATCACCAGTGGTTCATCGTCGGCGATCGGCTTCTGATAGAGGACGCCAAACTCATCCGAATGAATCTGCGCGGCGCCGGAATCTCCAAGGTATTTGGCCTGCCCATAGCGCTCGATCATCACCCGTCGCACCTCGGCATTCTTCTCCGATTCGATCTCGGTAATAGTGATCGTTTCCGGCTGCTCGATGATGTAGCTCGGAACATGGACGCCGTGAATATAGAACTCGCGGATATCGCTGAGCCATCTGAACGCCGGCTCCTGCGCATGATGCAGGCGCCGGCGCTCGTCGACGTGGATCGCTTCTGGTCGCTCCGCGATGACAATCTCCTCGGCCGTTAGCCAGAACAGCCAGGCGCCGGCTTCGAAAGCCTCCAGGACCGGTAGCCAGAGTTTTGCCAGCTTCTCATCGGCGCGCTCTTGCGCGCCGATCGAAATTAGTGGCAGCCAGCTGCAATCCCATGACGCGGCCCAGGCGGCCCTGGCGGCCCAGGCGGCCCTGGCGGCCCTGGCGTCCCAGGCGGCCCTGGCGTCCCAGGCGGCCCAGGCGGCCCAGGCGTCCCAGGCGGCCCAGGCGGCCCTGGCGTCCCTGGCGGCCCAGGCGGCCCTGGCGTCCCTGGCGGCCCAGGCGGCCCTGGCGTCCCTGGCGTCCCAGGCGGCTACGCCGACCGAGCCGATTTCATCGGCTCGGTTCAGGAAGCGAGACTTCAGCCGATGCTCGGAAATGTTTGCGAGCCAGGCCTGGAGTCGATCCACTATGCGTTCGCGATTGACCGGCATCTTCAGCTCGCAAGCCGTCGCGTGGCGATCGAGCAATGCCTGGACTTCCGGACTGTAATTAGTCTGCGACACGGCGAATTTCCTCCGGACTGTATTCGCGTTGACGACGCACGATGTAGCTGCCCGGCGGCAGATTGATGGTGGCGTGCTCGTCATGCTGGAGCGCAACCATGGCCTCCCGGATCTCCAGGAAGGTCACGTCGCCGGCATCGACGGCGGAATAGAGGTCGGCATTCCGGGCGCTGATGGCATGCGCATGCCCGGTGACCTCGCCATGAGCGAGGATTAAGCGGCCATGCTCGCGAGCGATCTTAGTGAGTTTCTTCGGAAGAGAGGACACGCGCTCGATGAGCACATCGCCCTGACGGTATTGTTGTTTTTTTGTGTTCATGGGATCGGGATCAAAAAGGATTTCCATCGGCGGCTGCCGCCGGCGCCGAGGCCGGCTTCCTCCGATTCCGGATCGTGTAGAGCAAACTCCATAGCTGCCGCGCGTTGGCCCCATCCAGCCCGCAGCGGTATTGCCGCCGGCAGATCGCCGCGGCGTACTCCTCGCGCAGGCCGCGCTCGCGCAGGGCTTCATCCAGCTTGTAGCGCGCGATCCGGCGGTCGTTGTCGGCGTCGCGGACTAGCGTACGCGTAGCGGCCGCGGCGTTCCCGCCCAGCGCCTGGAAGTGAGCGACCAGGCGGCCATAATGCGCCTGCGTGCAGGCGCAGAGGGACTGCACCCCGCAGGCGTTGCCCTGCTCAACGTGCCGCCATGCCTCAAAGCAGGCCGTCTTCGACTGCCCTGTGTTGATCGCCTCAAAAGCCTCGCGCTCCGACCAGGCGTCATAGGCCCGGCGCGCCAGCTGCGCGATCTCGCGCTTTTGAAGTATGGATAGGGGAGTCATTCTGTGATTCCCTTCGACGCCTTGTTAATCCGCCAGGCTAGGCCGATGATGATGTGTTCGTCCGATCGATGCTCGTGGCCCGCGTGGACTGCTATGGAGTCAGCCGTCTGAGGATCCGCCATCACCTTCACGTTTTCGTGGTAACGCTCAAAGGCATGGTCGAGTTCGACCAGCAAACCACGGACTTCGCGTGTGCATTTCGGGCCGTGCATGTTCAGGCCTTTCCCGACTCCGTCCCTTCTTCCAGGATCTTCGCGACCAGCTTGTCGATGTCCGTGCCGGTCGCCCGGATGACGACCTGGTCGCCATCGGATTCGATCTTCACGCCGAGGCGCTTGAGCATTGCGGCATCGAGAGTGAGCAGCGCAGCCTTGGAGGGCTTGCGCGTGATGATCAGGTATTGATCGGCCTCCTGGCGAAACACCTGGTCGATCCGGGCAGTGACGCGGCCCTTGCCCTTTTCGAATCCAACCTTGATGCCGTGCAGCACCTGCGTTTTGGGATCGTCGAAGGCCGCGCGGGCGTCGACCACGGCTCCGGCGAGCTCGGATTTGCGCTGGGCGGCCACGCCGGCCGCCTGCTTGATGCCTGACAGGTGCCGGCGCCGGAGCGCCTTTAGTTCGGTGTCAAAATCGTCGAGATGGTGGGAGAGGACGTCGCGCGCATCCGCGTATTTGCGGGCTGCCACGTCGACGGAGAGGATTTCAGGCTTCTGGGTGTTGTTCATGGGAAAATTGTCAGGCTCGAACCAGGGAGGGAGGCGGCGGGCAGAGGAGTTGGG